ACCATCTGCTAAACTTTTCTTTGATTCATTACAATTACATACAGTACAAGTAGTACGTTTACTAAATAATCCCATAGAAACCTCCTTCTAATCATTTATATTTTTAATCACACCAACTGAATTATATCCAAACTCAATGATGTAATTTTTGTGTTTTATGTAGCAACCATATTTATGCATATAAGCATTTATGGTGTCTGTCAGAAACTGCTCTGTTACGTTTAAGAATTCAGCAGTCTCATAAAAATTAGTGCAGTGGTTCTCATAAGCTGCAATAATGCTGTCTAAATCAATCAATTTCTGATACCCCCAAATCCTTGCTCTATGCTCCTGTTGGCGATTGGATGCAGAACTCATAGTTAATATATTTCCATTAGAAGTATGATGATGTCCCATTTCTTCTGCCAAAACACAACGTTTCTGTGTAGAGTTTTCCAAACTATCACTTATACCAACAACACCGTCACAATACAACCCTTTGATATTTGGGCTGTCAAAAGAATAATCTACAACTTTTATACCATCCTCGCAGGCTTCTGATTCTAATTGTTCTAACTGGTTCAAGAAATCACCTCCCCACTAGAGTATACTTTTTAAGGTGTCCCATAAAAAGGACTACTTTCTTTTATTCTTTACAAATTCAACGAAGTTTTTAATTTCTTCCATTTCTGCTTCTGTAAATTCCTCACCCTCAAAGTGTGCTGCAAGAGTGTTGACTTCTGGGAAAGAGGATTTATCTTCTATTAAATCAGATTTATTTATATGAAAGTAATCGGCTAAGGCTTGGACCTTTCCCATACGCGGAATAGCAATGCCTTGGCACCAAGTATTAAATGTTTGAGGGGAGACATCAATACTTTTGGCTATTTCAAGCTGTGTTTTTCCACTATTAGCAATATAAGCTTTCAAATTTCTTGAAAATATTTCTTTTTGAACATCTTCACTCATATTAGATACCTCCTATTTATATTATATAATGATAATACAATTTAATTTTATTAAAGTCAACGAAAAAACAAAAAAATTTGATTTTAGTATTGACATCAAATTAAATTTGATATATTATATAGGAGTAGCAAGGAGATAGCAGGAAAGGAGAAAAGAAATGGAATACGAAGAAATGAATTTAGCAGAATTATTAAAACAAACTACAGAAGAAAATCAAACAAGAAAAATCTTAGCAATCTTGGAAGAGAGCGAAGACTTGGAGAAAGCAAAAGAAAAAGTAAAAGCCCTACTTAAATAACTAAGTAGGGCGATAAATAACAAGCCAACACAAGGGCGACACTTCTTAACATTCCTGCTAAGTCGCCCAAGTGATATAGAGATTATAGCAGGAAGTTAATTAAATGTAAAGAGAGAGGAGAGATAAAAGTGGCAGAAATACAGATTAGTTTAGCAGCAGCCAGAGTTAATGCTGGAATGACACAAGAAAAAGTAGCAAAGGAAATGCACGTTTCAAAGAATACAATAGTAAATTGGGAAAAAGGAACGTCTGAACCAACAATAAACCAAGGTAAAGAGTTAGCTGCTTTATATAATATGCCATTAGACTATATTTTTTTACCAAACAAATCAAATTAAATTTGATTAAAAGAAAAAAGGAGGAGAAACCAATGGAAGATAAACAGAAAATATGCGATTTATTACTACCAGTATTACAGGAAACAAGAGATTTTCAGGAATTGGAAAGTTTGAAATACAACAAAGACAACGAAACAGTTGTGGCGACTTTCTGGTACGGAGCAGTGAAAACAGCAAATGTTCATATGGATTCAGGAACATCAATGATTAGAGATATTATCGAACAGATTCGTTAAATTATTTTGACGAAAACAGTTGACAAACCTCGTGCTTTACAGCACAAGGGAAACCTCGAAAAAAGAAGTATCATTATGGTATCAAAACGAAAGGAGAGCAGAGATGATACAGACAACAATTAGGATTCCAACAGAGCTACACACAAAGCTTAAGGAGTTAGCAAAGAAAAGAGGCTTGACAGTTAATGCGTTAATTATTCAGGCATTATGGGAATTATAGGAGAAAAGATTGAAAGAATTAAAAAATAAAATATGGGCTGTGCTGGAACGTGATTAATAATTACAATGGATTATTTCATCAAAATATAAGTAGGAATTGGATTACTTACAAAGTAAGAGGTTAAGTCACAGCCCATACTAATATCATAACAGAAAGAGGTGAGCAGATGAAAGGAATATTGTTTTTAAGACTTATACCAGCATTAATTGGTGGAGCTATAGGAGGAATTATAATAACTCTTTTATGTATATGAGAGTAGGAGGTGACAGATATGGCTGTAGTAAATTCAATAGCAGAAAGGATTGAAGGAACAAGAATAATTATCAAGACAGCATTAATAAGAAACAACAAGATGGCAAAAGACATTGAAGAGAGAAAAATAATGCATTCCAATACGTTCTATGCAAAGCAGGCAAAAACAGACAGACTGAAATTAAGCGACCTTTGGCGATTGGATGACATGCTTCATTTTACGGATGAGGAGATTTTGAAAATGTTTGGCAGAGAGAGAAGGGGGTGATTAAATTGGTGTACATAATCAAAAACAATTAGGAAATAACAGGAGGATAAAAAGAAACAATGGAAACAAACAAAAGACTTGAAGTAACAGAAGTAAAAAGAAAAGAGCCTGAATATACACCACTACATTCAAGCTCTTGCAAAAATAAACCACTTAAAGATTACCACATTATTGCCGAAAAGTACAGAGTACTTAACGGATTCAAAAACTTGGTAATTGGAGTAATAACAGGAGCAGTAATGTTAGTCAATGGCTGGATTGAGGTAGACAGCAAGGCAGGGCAGTTACTTGTGGCTCTGGGAATGGTAATACTGGTTACATTATTGATGCACTGCACAGATGAAATTCTTAATGAACAGGTTGATTAGAAATGGTTACAAGAAAGAAATTTGCAAGTAAACCTGAATGGCTTCTTGCAAGAAAGGGAAAGATAGGTGGTTCTGATGCAGCAGCAGTGTTGGGACTTAATCCCTACAAGAACAATGTGGAGTTTTGGAATGAAATGGTTGGAATAACCAATCCAAGAGACATATCAAATGAACCGTATGTAATATATGGAAGCAGGGCAGAGGAACACATAAGAGCAATATTTGCATTGGACCACCCGGAATACAAGGTTGAATACTTTGGTGATAACATGCTTCTCAATGACAAGTATCCGTTTGCTCACGCATCACTTGATGGAGAACTGACAGAACTTGAAACCGGGAGGAAGGGCATATTTGAATGCAAGACCAGTGAGCTTTTTGGTTCAATGCACAAGGAAAAATGGGATGGTGAACACATCCCGGACAATTATTACATACAGGTGCTTCATTACCTGATGGTGACGGAATATGAGTTTGTCGAACTCAGGGCACAGATAAAGAGTGTGTGGAATAAGAGCATAAGACTAATCACAAAGGATTACCATATTGAAAGGGCAGATGTTGAGGAAGACATTGAAATAATAAAAAGGTCAGAAAGGGAGTTCATGGAGCTTGTGAAAAAAAGAAAAAAGCCGGCTCTCATTCTGCCGGAAATTTAAAACAGGAGGAATACCAAAAAGATGGAATTAAAAATTTACAATCCAACAATGGATAATGCACTAAAGCACATTGATTGGAACTTTGAGGAATTAAAAAAAGAAGTTACTGAAAAGGCAAACGTGTACAGGTCATTGGTGTACACGGATGAAAACATAAAGGAAGCAAAGGCTGACAGGGCAACACTTAATAAGTTTAGCAAGGCATTGAATGACGGAAAGAAAGATGTCAAGAAGATGATGCTTGAACCATACAGTGTGTTTGAAGGTCAGGTAAAGGAACTGATTGCAATTGTAGATGAGGCAAATGCCAACATTGACAGTCAGGTAAAGGCTTATGACCAGAAGAAAAGGGAAGAGAAGCTCATAAAGGTTGAGGAGATATATGACAGGACCTTTGCAAGTGCCGAAGAGTTGAAGGAGATACTCACATTCAAACGTGTTTTCAAGGAAAGTTATCTGAATGTGACAACAACATTAAAGTCAATAACCAATGATATGGAGCATATGAGAGACAGTGTAAGACACGACTTGGAAGTCATTAATGCTGAAACCGGTGAATATCAGTTTGAAATGAAACAGAAATACATTGAAACCCTCAACATTACAGAAGCATTGATGGTTAAACAGACATACGAGGAAAATGCAAGAAGAAAAGCCGAGTATGAGGCAAGAAGAAAGGCAGAACTTGAGGAAAGACAGGCAAGAGAAAAGGCAGAAGCCGAAAAACTTGCAGAGGCAGGAAAGAAGGAACCGGAGCAGAAGCAGGAAAGTGTTTCACAGACTGTTGAGGAAGAGGCACAGGAAGAAAGAACAGAAGAAAATCAGGAAGAGAAAACACACACAATAGTAATCAGGGTGTGTGGAACAGGAAAACAGCTCAATGCATTGGGTGAGTTCCTTACGAAAAACAACATTAAATATGAGCAGATACAGTAGGAGGAAATGAAATGGCAGTATCAAACAGTTTGGCAAAAAGACAAGAAACAAGTTTTACGGCATATTTGAAAAATGATGCAGTAAAGAATCAGATTAATGAGGTTGTTGGTGGAAAGAACGGAAAGAGATTCATCAGTTCAATAGTAAGTGCGGTTGGAAACAATCCAACATTACAGGAATGTCAAAATTCATCAATAGTAAGTGCAGCATTGCTTGGAGAGAGTCTTAATCTATCTCCAAGTCCACAGCTTGGACAGTATTACATGGTTCCGTTCAAGGATAACAAAACAGGAACAAAGGTGGCACAGTTCCAGCTTGGGTACAAGGGCTACATTCAGCTGGCAATCAGATCAGGACAGTATAAGAAGTTAAATGTGCTGGCAATTAAGAAAGGTGAGTTAATCAGATTCGATCCACTTAATGAAGACATAGAAGTAAATCTCATTTCAGATGAAAATGAGAGAGAAAAGGCAGAAACAATTGGCTATTATGCAATGTTTGAGTATGTCAATGGATTCAGGAAGGCAATGTACTGGTCAAAGGAAAAGATGAAGGCTCACGCAGTGAAGTATTCACAGGGATATGCATCAGACTTGAAGAAGGGAACGAAGTGGACCTTCTGGAGCAAGGATTTTGACGGAATGGCATACAAGACAATGTTGAGACAAATCATAAGCAAGTGGGGAATAATGAGCATTGACCTACAGACAGCACTTGACAGCGACATGACAGTAATTAATGAGGATGGAACACATACATATGTGGAAACAACACCTGTTGAGCAGTCAGAAGATGAAACTTATGATGAAGTAGTGGAGCAGACAGCAGAACAGACAGTTGAGGAAACAGAGAGTGTTCCAGAAGAAAAGAAAAACAATGAGGAACCGGCTGAAAACAAGGTTCAGACAGAATCAAAGCCATTCTTCAATTATTAAAAAACAGACAGTCATAAATCAAAATATATATCACAAAATTGTAAGACCTGTCACCTGAATGGTGGCAGGCAGAAAGGAGACGTGACAATGAACATTTCAGATTACATCCCTTTCGGAAAGGACAATGCGATTTCAAGAAAAAAGCTAGAGAAGGTGACAGGATTGTCAGACAGAGACATAAGGGAAGAAATTGCAATGGCCAGAAGAAACACGGTAATACTTAATCTATCCAATGGACAAGGGTATTTTCAACCAATAGAGGGCGAGGAAGATGAACTTGTCATTAAGTATTACAAACAGGAAAGCAGCAGATTAAAGAGAATAGGTTGGTCGTTGCTGGCAACAAGGAAAAGAGTAAGGGAGATACAGAATGGCAGTTAATGCAAGGCAGAAGGGGGCAAGGTTTGAAAGACAACTTGCCGGGCATCTAAGGGAATACGGATACAGAACCAGAAGAGGCCAGCAGTATTGTGGGGCAAATGGTGATGCAGACGTTGTGGGACTTCCGGGAATACATATAGAAGCAAAACATCAGGAAAAAATGCACTTGTATGACTGGATGGAGCAGGCAAGAAGAGATTCAAGGCAGGATGAACTTCCGGCAGTGTTTCACAAGAAAAACAATGCAGACATTCTGGTGACAATGACACTTGATGATTGGATGCAGATATATAGGGAATATGAAGCAGGAAACTACATTAAGATGGGAGAAACAAATGGGAAGACCTATAAAGGCAGGACTTAGTTATTTCCCGAAAGATGTTGATTATTATGAAGACTTCAAAATAATGGACCTGATGAATGAATATGGTCCATTAGGTCAAACCATTTACGACATAGTCATTTCGATGGTTTACCGAGAGGGTTACTTTCTTGAGTTTAAAAACTTTGAACAGCTCAAGAAGAACCTTCCGGTTAAAATCATCAAGACAATCGGTAACAGATGGGTTAACAAAAAAGACTTTGTGTTACAAGTTATTCTCTCTTGTGCGGACATAGGTCTGTTTGATCATGACCTCCTGATGCAAGGAGTTATAACCTCTGTTGGAATTCAGCGACGCTACGATACAGTGACTGTTAGGAACAAAGTCCAGAAAACAAGGTACAGGTTGATTGATGAAAAAGGTCAACCCTTATTAAATGAACCATTAAAACCGATAAATGTAACAGAAACAAGTGTAAATGTAACAGAAACCAACATAAATGATACGGAAATACAACAAAAGAAAATAAAAGAAAACAAAAGTAAAGAAAATATAAAGTATTTTTCCAACGAAAACCTTAATGACGTGTTTAGGCAATTTCTGGAACTTAGGGAACAAAAGGGAAGACAGATTGTTGGCTATCAGATACAGACATTGATTGAGAGACTTGAACAGGTGGCAGACACGGACGAAGAGAAAATACAGGCAGTCAAGAATGCCATAGCAGGTGATTGGAGTAATTTTTATCCTGTAAAGAAAGAGCAACAAAACAAGAAGACATTTAATGACCAAAGGCAATATGACTACCAGGCATTGGAAAGACGACTGATTGAAAACAGAGACAAGAGGAGGACAACAAAATGAAAGTTAAGGTTAAGGACATAGAAATTCGCTTAGAGGAATTGGACAGAATGGAATCGCAGATTTTATTTTCAGTTTCAATCTTATCAGCAGATGATCACGTAAGATTGGCAAGAATTAAGGAAGAGAGAGCAGAGCTTAAGGCGAAGCTGGAGGAATTGAATGAGAAAAAAGACAAGTAAGGAATTTGGCTGCATTTTAACACACGAACAGGAAAAGTTCATAAAAGATGGAAAAACGAGAGATAACGCACTAAAGGCTTTTAAGGCAAAAGCTTATGGCAATGGAGGAAATAAGGATGGCAAAGTTATCAAGGGAAGAACAGGCTAGAAGAGAAGGAGAAGCATACGCATACAAACTTGTTAAGGAAAAGGGCATAGAAGCTTTAGAGGAAGATTTGAGAATGAGAAACATATTCAACATCCCCATCAGGGTATCCAGAAATGATTTGTTCAAGGCTGATGAAAGACTGACACAATTCATTCTGCTGGAATGTTTAGTGACATTAAGAGACTATTTTGGATTTGGAAGAAAAAGAGCATTAAGATTCAAGGAATGCTTTGAAAAGAAATGTCAGCTAATAGCAGAAGATTGGACTAGCTGGGCAGACCAAGCTTGGATAGTCGCAACAGAGCTGGGAATAGAGTTTCCAAAGGATATACAGGCAGAATTTGAGAAAAGAAGTGGAGAGACGCGATGAAAACAGTACATTGTTTATTCGAGCAATCGGGAACATTTAAAAACGAATTTAAAAAATTAGGCATAAATGCGTATGACTACGATGTACTGAATGAGTTCGGCGAGACAGACTACCAAATTGATTTGTTTAAGGAAATTCGGGGGGGGGTATGACGGAAAACCCAGCATATTCGATAAGATAGCAAAGGACGACCTAATATTAGCGTTCTTTCCTTGCACAAGATTTGAAGCAAGAGTTCCTTTACTTTTTAGGGGCGAAGCATTTCAACAGAAAAAGTGGAGCATAAGGCAAAAGATGGAATATTCAATACAATTACACGAAGAATTGAATGAGCTGTATGTATTAATTTCAAAATTAGTATGCATAGCCGAAAAAAGAAAGCTAAAGCTAATCATTGAAAATCCGTATACACAGCCACATTACTTAACTACTTATTGGAGCTTGAAGCCTTCACTAATTGACAAGGACAGAACACAGGATGGCGACTACTACAAAAAGCCTACCCAGTACTGGTTTATTAATTGCGAACCTAAAAACAATTTTATTTTCGAACCGATTGAATACGTCGAAAAAAAGATAATCGGAAAAGTAAGAGGAACAGACACGACCACGAGAAAAACGGAAAGGTCAATGATGCATCCGCAGTATGCAAGGAGATTTATTAAGCAGTACATATTGGAGGAAAAAGAATGAATTACGATTTATATTTGCATAGCACCTATATAGGCACATACACGGCGAAGGGAGTAGCCGACAAACTGGATGTGACACCGGGCTACGTAATGAAAGCAACACGCGAACACAAAAAAATAAAAAATAAATGGACGACAATCAGGTCGGACAGAGAGTTGACAGACACAAGGCGAAAAATAATCACAAGGCAGAGAAAACAGAAAATCGTGGGAAGTGCAGCAGTTAAAAGAACGACTAGCGCAGGCAGAACCTACTGTTTGCCTAAATGGAAAGAATTTTAAGATAAAGAAAGGAGAAAGAGTTGAGCGCTCATAAAAGGATTCTTACTCCGATTGAAGAAATGAAAAAAAAATTAAAATGTGAAATTTACAGAGACAATATGCAAAATTACAAGAAATACGCAATACCACCAGCACAGCTAATAATTGCTGATGTTCCGTATAATGTTGGAAATAACTTTTATGGTAGTAATCCAATGTGGTACAAAGGCGGAGATAACAAAAACGGCGAAAGCAAATATGCTGGGAAGTCAGCGTTTAATTCTGATTTTAATTTTAATTTGTATGAATATTTCCATTTTTGTTCAAAGATGTTGAAGAAAGACGATAAAAAGCAAGTTAACAGAGGAAGAAGCAGTAACAGCCCTTGTATGATTGTATTTTGCAGCTTTGAACAAATGCCAATACTGATAGACGCAGCAAAGAAGCACGGATTCAGCCACTACATACCGTTGGTATTCATCAAAAATTACAGCCCACAAGTACTAAAAGCAAATATGCGAGTAGTTGGAGCGACAGAATATGCATTAGTGCTGTATAGAGATAAATTGCCCAAATTCAGAAATGGAGTTCAGATGGACGAAAACGGAAAGACAATCAGAGGAACAGGTCGTATGATATTCAACTGGTTTAAATGGGAAAGAGACGGAAAGGAAATTCCAAAAATACACCCAGCGCAAAAGCCTGTAACTGTATTGAAGCAATTAATAGAAATCTTTACAGATGAGGGCGATGTTGTTATCGACCCTTGCTGTGGTAGTGGATCTACACTAAGAGCTGCAAGAGAGCTAAAAAGGTCAGCGTTTGGATTCGAGATAGACAAGAATTTCTATACAAGAGCTAAGAACGAAATGCTTGTTTTTGAAGATGATAATCAGATGAATATATTTGATTTAATTTAGAACTAAAGGACAAAAATGTTAAGAAATGTTAAGGAGTGGGAGAAATGTTAAATATTGAGAAATATAGAGATGAACTAATTAAAATGGGAATAATTGATACAAAAAAAATAGCAATTAGATATGGGAAACTAAGTTTATGTTGTTTTGGATGTTGTGGATGCGATAATCTTTCAAAGGAAGATTGTGGAAAGCAGGCAGAAGACTGGCTGTTTTCAGAATACGAAGAACCGGAAATTGATTGGAGCAAGGTCAAGGTTGATACACCGATTTATGTAAGAGATTGTGAAACAGATAGTAATGGTGACGAAAAAACGTGGGTTCCTCGTCATTTTGCAAAATTTGAAAATGAGACAGTATATGTGTGGGATGATGGAGGTACGTCATTTACGGTAAAGAGTGAAGATAGTTGCTCTTCTTGGAATTACGCAAAACTAGCAGAAAGCGAGGAATAAATGGATAAAAATTACGAGTTGGAGATTTACAAATTAATCATGAATCCGGATGAAGATGATTCCGCCATTTCATATGTAGATGAATTTGGCTGGATTAATGATTGTGAATTTATTGTTTGGATTAACATTGTTTGGTTTCACGAGTTCATAAAGCAGCTTAGAGAAATCTTTGATGAAACAATTTTTGATGAAGGTGGCTTTGAGGCAACAATTGGTCCTGGGTATGTTTGCATTGACCTTGTAGATGTTCTCAGTGGCTATGACATTGACTTCGAAGAAGTATTTCCCAAAAGCAAATTTACACATTAAAAACAAAGATGAAGCATTTCGATATAAATAAAGGAGGTATAGGATTATGTTGAAAATAAAAGATGATATAGACCTAAATGAACTTAGAAAGTTTGGCTTTAAGACAGGTAAGGAATGGGCAGATTCAGGAGAACGTTGTCTGCAAGGCGGTGGATTTGAGTATATGCACGGATGGTGGCATAAATTCCTGATGGATGAGGAAGATGAAAATAAGATAGCCTATATATCTGAAGCATATGATATTCCTAGTGTTCAAATATCCGTAAGGACAGATTTTCATAGAGATATATATGTAGATGTTGCTATAGAGGGAAGCTATCATTCTTCGGATTTAGATGTTGTAACGGAAACTATATATGAGTTAACTAAGGCAGGACTGCTAGAAATTCAAAAGGAGATGGAAAGATGAAGATTGAAGATAACAGTGATTTAATTGTGGGAGATTGGTTCGAATGTGAAAATAATATTTATATTAAAATTGATGAAAAGACTAACCATTTAAAGTATAACGCTGTGGATGCAGAGACAGGAATAATGTATAAGGTGACTGAAAATATGAATGTGTGCTTATTAGACGATGTAACATTAGTGTTGAATTAAGGAGGACAATATGGAAATCAAAGAAGCAATAGAATTTCTTAAAAAATATACAGATGATGAAGTGTATACACACAAATGCATAACATCCCATAACATGGCAATCTCAGCCCTTGAAAAGCAGGAAAAAATTTCAAGAACAGTTCTTGAAGGAAAATATTTTTGTCCAAGATGTAAATGCTTAATGATTCATTCAGGCTACTGTAAAAATTGCGGACAAAATACATATTAGATTGGAGTGATTTATAAATGTTGCACATATTAATTCCTATATTTGTAGGAATAGGGATTGCAACCATGTTTCTTCATATAGTTGAAATTTTAATTTTTCTATTTTCTAAAATAAAAAAGCGAATGAAATATGAACTCAAGATTAAATTTCTTTGCAAGCATACATATAAGATTGATTCAATTTGTGGAGATGGAGAAGTTGAAGTGACGTGTTGCAAATGTGGTAAGAAAAAGTTTATACGATTTAGCTCTAAATCTCTTACAGAGTTTCGAATAGGAGGGAAGAAATGCGATTAATAGATGCAGATAAATTAATGGGAGAATTACATGAATCATTGAAAGGTGATTGTGATTTAAGAAAAGATTATGAATTTATGGGCATAGATGAGTTCATTGAAAATCAGCCAACAGCCTATAACGTGGATAAGGTTTTAGAACAATTGGAATATAGCAGAGTGCCTAATACAGGTATTGCAGGTTATCACAAAGTAGTCGAAATAGTGAAAGGCGGTGGAATAGATGCTTGATAGTACAACAGTAAATAGATTTAACTATAACATTAATGCAGTAAGCGGGACTTTAAGAAAGTCACACCCTAAAAGCAAGATAACCATAAGAGGGTTGTTAGACAAGCCATATATTTTTAATGATGAAAAACCTAGATTATTCCAATATGATAATACAGAAATCGTAGTTCTTCAAGTGATGCTTATTGGAGATAACAAGGCAATTGTAGAATATGTTAACAAAAATGATTTTGAAAAGGAGAACGAATAGAATGACAAGTTACGAATTTGAAAAGGCTGCAAAGAATGCAGTGATTAAAGTATTAAACGAAAATATTAACATTAGCGAATTAGACCTAGTGTGGTTTGCGCACGAATTAGGCTATAAGAAGTGTACTATTTGGGGACAGCCAATGGGTGACAGATACGCAGAAGTTACATACAACAGAGACAAGGATGAAATGTATGTTGATATTTATAAAAAGATTAGTAATACAAAAATTCAAAGAGAAGAATTTGATATGGAAGCGTGGTGATTAGGATGTCTATAATTAACACATTGGCAATAGTCCTAGTAATTGGAGCAGTGTTCGTCTTGTGGGCGATATGTAAGTTGCAGGATAAGGATTAGAAACAAAGGTACATTGATAATTGAATATTGGTAGTTGGAATGGTATAATTTTTGTATTACTAGAGAGAGGAGGATTCTTCTATGGCAAAATGTATTAGTTGTGGAAAAGAAGGTGCACATACAAGACATTTTAACGGAGGATATGTTTGTGAATCTTGTATTGGAAAATATTTTTCATGTCCTGATTGTGGAGAAGTATTTGATTTAGATGATTATGTTAATGGAGATGCAGGAAATGGATTTTGTGCCAAATGTGCACCAGAACATTAAAAAGAAGATGTCATAAAGCCAACTACCAATATTTGGTGGTTGGTTTTTTTATGCAGAAAAATAGAGAAAGGATTGGTAAAGTGACAGAAGTAAATAAAGCTAAAGAGTATCTGCTACAGGTTAGTCGGGCAGAGCACAGAATAAAAAGACTAAAAGAAGAGATTCTGACGTTACAGGAATTAGTTACAAGTACAAGTGCAATCAGCCAAGGGGAAAGGGTAATATCTTCAACGTCACAAGACAAGATGGCAGATACAATTTGTACTATTGAGGAAAAGATAGAAGAATGGAACATAGAGGTTCGCACACTGGTTGAGGTAAGAGCCGAGGTTATGGCAGTAATTTCCAAGGTAAGCAATGAGGTATGCAGAGAAATACTGTATAAGCGATATTGTCAATCTAAAAAATGGGAAGAAATAGCAATAGAAATGGATATGTCATATAGGCACACTACTAGATTGCACGGAATGGGATTACAGGAAATAGAAAAATTAATGAATGTGTCCTTGAATGTCCCTATGAACATAGATTATCATTAGAATGTGATAAATGAGTAAAGCAGAGAAAAAATTTTTGTTTATCTGAATGAAATCCTCTAAAAGTATTTATGGTAAAACGTCTTAAGGCAGTCGAAAGGCTGTCTTTTTTTGTAGGAAAATAGGAGAAAAATGCAGGATAAAAAAGTAAATATATTAGGATCAGAATACACAATTAAATACGATGTTCCAGATGAGCAAATGCCTGAAGGTTCAGACGGCATTATGGATTATTCAATAAAAACAATTAAAATTGCAGAATTGGTACAAGAGAAAGATTCAGTAAGAGATTTGCAGTTATACATGAAACAGGTAGTTAGACACGAAATAATACATGCGTTTTTATATGAATCAGGATTATGGAGTAACAGTAATTCGTCAGATTGTTGGGCACTGAACGAAGAAATGGTGGATTGGTTTGCTATTCAATTTCCTAAAATATTTGATGCTTTTAAAGAAGCAGAGTGCTTATAAAATAAATTCGGTAAGAAAGGGGCGGTTGCAGTGACTGACAGACAAGTTATATTTGCAAATGAATATTTGATTGATCTGAATGGAACAAGGGCGTATAAGGAAGCATATCCACACGTCAAAAATGATAATACAGCAGCAGCGGCAGCCGCTCGTCTTATGAATGTTCCGGAGATTAAGGAATACATAGATGAAAGAATTAAGGACAGGTTGGAAAGAATTGAGGTTACGCAAGATGATGTGATTCAGGAGCTTGCAGCAGTTGCCTTTGCCAATGGTTCTGAATATGCCAAGGTTGTGACTAAGCCGGTGATGATGAAGACACCGGATGGTGATTATGTTCCGGCATTGGATAGTGAAGGAAATCAGATGTATTATCAGGCAGTTGAGATTACTGAAACTGATGAGCTTTCAAGAAGACAGATTAAGGCTATTTCAGGTATTAAGCAGGGTAAGAATGGAATAGAGCTGACTACCTATGACAAGGTAAAGGCTTTGGAACTGTTGGGAAGACATTTAGGAATGTTTAAGGATAAGGTTGAGGTGTCAGGAAATGTTAACAATCCTTTTGAGGGATTAAGTACTGAACAACTGCTTAGATTGGCAGGTGAGGACCTTGAATCTGAATAAGAATTTAATAAAGCTTTATGCAAGGGTAGAGCTGGCAAGAAGAAATTTTTGGCAGTACTGCAAATTAAAGGCTCCTGACTTCTACAAGGAAGACAGGGGCTTTTTACGTGACTTCTGTAATGAGTTACAGCAGTTCATAAAATCAGATGATGAAGTAATGGTTGTTAATATGCCGCCAAGACATGGAAAGTCCAGAACAGTTGGTAATTTTGTTGAATGGGTTTTAGGAAATGACCAGACACAAAAGATAATGACAGGTTCATACAATGAAACATTGTCAACAACATTTTCTAAAGGTGTAAGAAATACGATTCTTGAAACAAAGGCAGATGAAAACAAGGCTGTTTATTCAGATGTGTTCCCAGGGGTAACCATTAAACGTGGTGATGGTGCAATGAATATGTGGTCACTTGAAAATGGCTATAACAATTATTTGGCAACATCCCCAACAGGAACGGCAACAGGTTTTGGTGCAACGTTAATGATTATTGATGACTTGATTAAGTCAGCACTGGAAGCTAATAATGCAAATATTCTGGATAATCATTGGACCTGGTTTACGGACACAATGATGTCAAGACTTGAAGAGGGTGGCAAGATTATCATTGTAATGACAAGATGGCATAGTTTGGATTTGGCTGGCAGGGCATTGGAACACTTTAAGAGCATAGGCGTAAAGGTAAGGCATATATGCTATAAGGCTGTTAAGAAAGATGGAACAATGCTTTGTCCTGAAATTTTGTCAAAAAGATCATACGAAAATAAAAAGATGTCAATGGGAATAGATATTGCAGAAGCAAACTATCAGCAGAATCCTATTGACATAAAGGGCAGAATGTACACTTCATTTAAGACGTACAAAGAAATGCCACAATTTAAGCAGATTAGAAATTATACAGATACCGCAGATGAAGGTAAGGATTACTTATGCAGTATTAACTACGGAGTAACATTTGACAATGAAGCGTACGTACTTGATGTTATATATACGCAGGAACCAATGGAAGTTACAGAGCCGTTAACAGCTAAGCTGTTATTTGATGGAAATGTAAATATTGCAAGAATCGAATCAAATAATGGTGGTAGAGGATTTGCCAGAAGTGTTAAAAGAATACTTCAGGATGAATTAAAAAGTAACAAGACAGTTATTAAGTGGTTTACACAGCATAACAACAAGAATGCAAGAATTTTTTCAAATTCAGCGTGGGTAATGCAACACATATATTTTCCTGAAGACTGGAAGAACAGATGGCCTGATTATTATAAGGCAATGTCAAGGTATCAGAGAGAAGGAAAGAATGATCATGACGATGCACAGGATGCAACAACAGGAATTGCAGAGGATTGTGCTAAGAAGTCTGACGGATTATCAGTATTAAAGTAAAGAGGTGAAACAAGTGGATTTAGTTAGAATGAAGGAATTATTAAGTCAGTATATGCCGGGGCATGCAATGTATATGATTAGATGTGACATTGCCGACAGATACTATAGAAATAAGAGTGATATATTTTATGGAGATGAAAAAAAGGATGAAGAAGGTCATCCGTTAAGAAATGCAGATAATAGAATACCACGCAACTTTCACGGATTGATAGTTAACCAGAAAGCAGCTTATGCGTTCACTACACCGCCTACTTTTGACATTGGTAGTTCGAAGGCTAATGCAGAAATATTAAAGGTCTTGGGAGATGAATATAGAAAAGAATGTATGGAGCTTTGTGTTAATGCAGCTAATGCAGGTGTTGCATGGGTTCATTATTGGACTAATGAGTTTAATGAATTTGAGTGGGCAGTTATTGACAGTAAACAGGTTGTTCCGGTGTGGAATAAGTCAACAAAACAGAAGTTGATAGGTGTATTAAGAGTATATACACAGATAGATGAAACAGATGGGAAAAATTATACAATTTATGAATATTGGGACAAGGAAGAGTGTCAGGTGTATAGAAGACAGCAGTCTGATGAAACTTATGAGAATTTGACAGATTATGCAATGTTTGAAAACCCGACAACAGGCGAACTTGTAAATGAGTACAGTCACGGAATGGAGGAAATACCTTTTATTCCGTTTTTTAATAATAACATTAAGTCTTCTGACCTTGATAACATTAAGCCTTTGATTGATGTGTACGACAAGGTGTTTAGTGGCTTTATTAATGACCTTGAAGATGTTCAGGAGCTTATATTTGTTCTTTCCGGATATGGTGGAACAGATTTAAATGGATTCTTGCAGGATTTGAAGAAATACAAGGTTATAAAAATGGATTCAGATGAAGGTGCAGGTGTAAGCACTCTTAACATTGAGATTCCTATTGAAGCAAGAAACAGTGTTCTTGATGCCACAAGAAAGGCTATTTTCGAACAGGGGCAGGGATTTGATCCAAGACCTGAAAATTTTGGTAATCAGTCAGGAGAGGCTCTTAAGTTTATGTATTCATTATTGGAAATGAAAACAGGTTTAATGGAAACAGAGTTTCAGTTAGGTTTTGCCAAACTGGTAAGAGCAATCTGCAACTTTAAGAACATTAAGTGTGACAACATTGTTCAGACTTGGACAAGAACCTGTATTAAGAATGAGCAGGAGCAGGCAGCCATATGCAAGGACAGTGTTGGAATCATTAGCCAGAAAACAATACTTAAGAATCATCCGTTTGTTGAGGACGTTGAAGCAGAACTTAAACAGCTTAAGAAGGAAAATGAAGAAAAAACACAGAACGCTGACATATATCAGCAGATGTTTACGAAAAAGTCAAATGAAGATGATGACAATGTTGATGATTCGGCTAAAGATGATGATAACTCAGTAGGTGGAGTGGATGAAGAATAGTGAATACTGGAAGAATAGGTTCGTTGAGATGGAGGAAGCAACACATCAGACTTCCGTAAAGAAGACAATGGATATTCAGGAGCAGTTTGATAAGTCTCAGAAGATAATTGAAGAAAAGATAAATGCCTGGTATCAGCGATATGCGGATAACAATAACATATCTCTGTTGGAAGCAAGAAAGTCCCTTAATGACAAGGAATTAAAGGAACTTAAGTGGGATGTAGAGGAATATATAAAAAAGGGCAGGGAAAACGCTTTTTCAGGTGAATGGGTAAAGGAACTTGAAAATGCATCTGCCAAGGCTCACATAAGCAGATTGGAAGCGTTGGAACTGCAATGCAGACAACAGGCAGAAGTAGCATTTGGTAATTTGAACGACGAAGTAAGCAAACACATAAAAGACGTATATAAGGAAAGTTATTACAGAACAGCTTATGAAATTCAAAAAGGCGTTGGTGTCGGCTCGAACTTTGCAGCATTAAATGACAGATTAATTGAAAAAGTGGTAAGTAAGCCTTGGTTAGCTGATGGCAAGAATTTCAGTGACAGAATATGGGGCAACAAGACACAGCTTATAAATCAGTTACATACAAGTTTAAGCCAGATGTGTATTACAGGTGCAGGACCAGATAAGGCAATAAGCCAGATTGCAAGCAAAATGAATGTAAGCAAGGCTAATGCCGGAAGACTTGTAATGACTGAATCGGCGTATTTTAGTTCAACAGCTCAAAAGGAATGCTTTAAGGAGTTGGATGTTGAAAGATATGAGATTGTAGCCACATTGGACGGTCATACATCAGACATCTGCCAGGAAATGGATGGAAAAGTATTCAAGATGAGTGAATATGAAGAGGGTGTAACAGCTCCGCCATTTCACGTTAACTGTAGAAGTTGTACAGCACCTTATTTTGATGATGAATTTGCAAAAGGTGAGAGAATTGCAAGAGATGAAGATGGTAATAACTACTATGTTCCTGCAGATATGACCTATCCTGAATGGAAAAAATCATTTGTTGATGGTCAGACAGATGATTTGAAAGAAACTAAGACAGATGATACAATATCATTAAAGAATAAAATTTCTGAACAGGATAACAGGATTGATGAATTGAAAAATCAATTTAGTGATGCTACAGATGGTTATTCTTATGATGAATGGTTTTCTGAATTTTCTTCAATCGAAGAAGGTTATGGTGATGCATCTGATGGTGATGCAACGTTTACCAAACTTAAAAATCTTGATGAAGAAATTAGGAATGCTGAAAAGCAACGTTCAGATTTATTACTGCAAAAGGAATCGCGTGGTCAGTTAGACACTGGTTTTCCAGGAAAAGTACCTAATGATAAACTTGATGAATATAATGCAAAAGCCTTTGAACAAATTAAGGTTGATACAGGATATTCAGAAGAACAGGCAACAGAATTTCATAGTGCTTTGAAAGAATACTTTGGCGGTGATTATGCTTCAATTCTTGCAGGTGAAGGTTCAACTGCTAAAACTATACGCGACGGACTTGACAGAATGCCGGTATATGATGGTACGGTTTACCGTGGTTTGTGCTTTTCTGAAAGTTCAGATTATGATATTTCAGAATTTACACGTTTGAAACCGGGTGATAAAATACCATCAAAGGGTATAATATCCAGTTGGTCAAGTGATAAAAGAGTTGCAGAAGCATTTGGCGCAGCATCTACACAAGCCGTCGAATCCAGTACAGTCATTCTTGAATGTTTAGAAAATAAAACTGGTGTTGGTGTTCAGCATATTTCAAGTTATGGTAGTAGAGAAGCGGAAGTATTGTGTGGTTCAAAATATGAAGTGCTTGAAATTGTTACAGAAAGCAAGTATGACTATGTTTCAAGACGAAAAGATTTATTATATTTCTCGGATGATCTAACCGAATGGGAAGACGAATTAAAAAAACAAGTGGTGTGTGTAATTAAGGTAAAAGAGGTATAGGCTTATGTTAGAACATAATAAATACAATGATAGATTAGTTCGTGAACATAGAGAACTTTTAAAAAAGGCAAGAGAAACCGCTGATGAAAAAGAAAAAGCACGTATTCTTAGATTAGCGGAACAGAAGCACAATGAAATGCTTGTCGCAGAATTTGATGATAAAAATTTCAAAAGATTTAATCAGTAAGAAGCACCTGAAAGGGGTGCTTTTTCAGTGTGTTAAAACATCAGACTTGCTGAAAGAACAGCAAAAATAAACTGAAAGGACAAATATGTACAAAGAAGAAATACTGGAGCAGATTACAAGATGTAAGGATATGCAGAATAAATGCAGAATAGATGATATTGATTCATTTATCAGGCTTAGCAACAGAATAGAAGAATTAATAGGTAAAATTGATAAAACTGAAAAACAGTTAGTTGTCCCAGTGCAACATGCCGAAAAAAGACCTGAAATGTTTTGAAAATTTAATAACGTTAATCAGAGAGCTTAGAAATAGGCTCTCTTTTTATATGCCTTTTTCTGTAGGCACTAAAGAACAGAAATACCTTGCCGAAGGTATATCGGTAGAATCCAATCACCAGTAGAACTGGAATAAAACATCTATGGAGGTAATAAAAATGGAATGGTTAAAGGAATTGCTTGAAAAAGCAAAAATTACAGATGGAAAACTTAATGTTGATGAAGTAATGGAGGCTGCAAAGAAAGAGTTTCCAAAACACGCTGTACCAAAGAACGTATTTAATGATAAATGCGAGGAATTGAAGACAGCTAATGCAACAATCACAACATTAAAGAAGGAAAATGGAGACAATGAAGAACTCCAGAATAAGATTAAAGATTATGAAACAGAAATCGGAAATCTTAAGACTGCTGCGATTAATGCAACAAAGCAGTATGCATTAAAGGAACAGCTTACAAAGTCGGGAGTATTGGATCCTGATTATCTTATCTATAAGGCTGGTGGAATTGATAAGTTTACATTTGACAAGGACAACAATCCTATTGATGTTGACGAATCAATTAAGGCTTACAGGGAAGATAAGACTATGGCACATCTGTTTAAGCAGAAAGCAGGATATGAACCTAGCAAGGGTGGAAGTCCTACAAAGAATCCTTTTGCCAAGGAAACATTTAACTTAACAGAGCAGGGCAAGCTGCTTAAGGAGAATCCGGCACAGGCCAAGGAAATGGCAGCAGCAGCCGGAATTACAATTTAATGAAAAATTTAGGAAAGGTAGGTATTAGAAATGCCAGGAACAACATTACAGGACGTAATTGTACCGGAGTTATTTACTCCATACGTATTAAACAGAACAATGGAATTATCAGCATTATTTAATAGTGGAATTGTTACAAACAATGCTGAATTTGATGCTTTGGCTTCTCAGGCATCACCATTAGTAACTATGCCATTCTTCGAGGATTTAACAGGAGAATCAGAGCAGGTAATTGAAGGAGCAGACCTTGAAGATAACAAAATTACTTCAAACAAGGATGTGGCAGCAGTATTAAGAAGAGCAAAAATGTGGAGCGCAACAGATTTATCAGCAGCACTTTCAGGAGCAGATCCAATGAAAGCAATCGGTGATTTGGTTGCACAGTTCTGGGCAAGAGATATGCAGAAGGAACTTATTGCAATTCTTAATGGTGTGTTTGGAACAATTCCGGAAGTTAAGGAACCACAGAAGGCAGCAGAAACAAGACTTGCATCTAATCTTTTAGATATTTCAGGTAATTCAGGAAATGCAGCTAATTGGAGTGGTTCAGCATTTATTGATGCAGAACAGAAGTTAGGAGATGCTAAAGCGCAGCTTACAGGCATCTGTATGCATTCAGCTACAGAAGCATACCTTAAGAAACAGAATCTTATCGAAACAGTACAGCCATCAAACGATGTAGCATTTGGTACATATCAGGGTAAGAGAGTAATTATTGATGATGGATGTCCATATGATTCAAAAACTAAGGCTTACACAACATATCTTTTTGGTAATGGAGCAGTTGCATTAGGCAACGGAAATCCTGAAGGATTTGTTCCAACTGAAACTGATAGAGCAAAGAGAAAGGGTTCAGGTGTTGATTACCTTATTAACAGAAGAACAACAATTCTTCATCCTAGAGGAATTGCCTTTACTAACGCAAATGTGGCAAAGACAGAAGGTCCTTCAAGAGTAGAACTTGCAGACCCAGCTAACTGGAATCCTGTTTATGAGCCTAAGCAGATTAGAATTGTTGCATTTAAACATAAATTAGGATAA